AATCCTCGCGGGGCATCCAGCCAGTTTAGTTCAATGGTAGAATACACCCTTTGTACGGCTGAGAAGCGGGTTCGATTCCTGCAACTGGCTCCACTTAAGAAAGACATAATGGCAGATAGACTAGAGTTTAGTTTTGTTCGTCTAGCTAAGATTGCTTCTACTGGTGTTATTACCGTAGATGTTGATGACCCCTTCGATCAAGAGGAGATCTCCAAGAAACTCAAGGAGAAGAACTTCGCCTCGTTCGTATTTACCGCCCATGAACCGGAAGAGGAAAACTGGCAGTTCTATCCTATTGTAGAAGCTCCTATCGCTAACGATGACTAAAACAATTGATACCCTTGTTACTGACGTATACAATTTATTCGATCCTAACAAAGACCACACAGTAAATGAAGACAATCTTCAAAGTTTCACCGAAGACCTCAAAGAAGTCCTTAGGACTCGACTTGGTAAGCAAAGAGAGTTCTCTGGTCCACTGCGGTTCAGTTCTCTGGGCAAACCCGACAGACAGCTCTGGTTTGAGGCTCACCCTATCGAGGGTGGCAAGGAAGAGCTAACTCCCCAAACATACTATAAGTTCCTTTATGGTGATGTAATTGAAGCCCTCGTTCTGTTCCTCGTCAAAGAGGCTGGGCACACTGTCGAACGTCAACAAGAAGAGATAGAAGTCGAAGGTGTCAAAGGACATATCGACGCTATCATTGATGGTGTTCTGGTGGACGTTAAGTCCGCTTCTCCATATGGATACAGGAAATTCAAGGACAACACGATCCATGATGACGATCCCTTTGGGTACATCGCACAGCTATCAGGTTATGCCGACGTACTAACACCGGGTAAAGAAGCTGCTTGGTTGGCTATGGACAAGTCCTCTGCTGCTTTGTGTGTAACGAAGCTCTCGACTTCCATCATCAACGACAATAAGCCTGCTCCTCGTATCGATCATCTTAAGGAGGTGATCTCCAGTGATGTTATCCCCCCTCTATGTTATGATCCCGTGCCTGATGGCAAGTCTGGTAATTACAAGCTTCCTACTGCTTGTTCCTACTGCGCGTTTAAGAAACGTTGTCATCCTAATCTGCGTATGTTCCTGTATTCAACAGGTCCTCGCTATCTTACTAAGGTTGTAAAGACCCCAGAGGTTCGGGAAGTCACCTCAGTAGAAATCTCTGATGACGCCTAGGCAGAGACACTTACTAAGAACTTACGGAATAACAGAAGACCAATATAATGAACTTCTCAAACGTCAAGACTATAAGTGTGCCATCTGCCTTAGAGACCATACAGAATTCAAGACAAGACTGGCTGTCGATCACGATCACGTCACCGGAGAGATCAGAGGAGCATTGTGTACTCACTGTAACCACCGGCTCCTCGGGAGGCACAGAGACGCTGCTCTCGTCAGACGAATGGCCGACTATCTCGATAGAGGCACTGGTTGGTTCGTTCCTCCTAAGCCTCCCCGAAAACGAAAGAAACGTATAAAAAATGGATGAAGAAACAATCACCATCCTTAAAGATGAATATGACGAATTAATGGCTGAAAGAAAATTCTTGAGGTGTCTTAATGATGCGGGCGTAGACAATTGGGAAGGTTACGAACACGCTCAGGAAATGTATTTTGACTAATTCGAAAATACTATTTCTAGATATTGAGACAGCACCTATTAAAGCCTATGTGTGGCGGTTGTGGGACCAGAATGTTGGTCTCAACCAAATCATTGAGAATGGCGGTATTCTTTGTGTCGGCATGAAGTTCATGGACAGCCGAGTATCTTACCTGTTCTCTGAATGGGAACACGGCAAGCAGAGAATGCTGGAAGAAGTCCATGCTCTTATGTCCGAAGCTGATGCTGTTGTGACGTATAACGGGGATCGGTTCGATCTTCCTAAACTCAACGGGGAGTTCCTTCTCGCTGGATTGAAGCCTCTTCCTCCTATCACCAGTATCGATGTTTACAAAGCTGTTAAGAAGCTTGGGTTTATCTCGAATAAATTGGCTTTCATCGGCCCTCTTTTGAAGACTGGTGGCAAGCTCAAGCATGAAGGTTTTGATCTTTGGACAAAGGTAATAGACGGAGACCCAGTCGCTCAAAGGAAGATGACACGGTACTGCCTTCAAGACGTAACCCTTTTGGAGAAGGTCTACAAGAAGGTTCGCCCGTACATCAAGAACCATCCTCACATGGGAAGTACAAAGACGTTAGCTTGTGGCGCATGTGGGAGTTCCCACGTCCAGTCAAGAGGGTATCGTAGAACTAAGGCATTCAGAATTCAACGTATCCAGTGTCAATCGTGTGGTTCTTGGCAAGACGGCACGAGATCTAAGGTTTAATGGGGTGTTTGGCTTAGTGCTAGATAGGGAAGTTAAGAAGGCTCTAGTTGATCGTCTAGAGGGATGGGAGCTTATTGAGTTCCTACAAATCCCTGTAGATTATATCATCGATGCATTCGAAGATGAAATTATAGAGAATTTGGAAGACGTTCTAGAGTTTGCTAATCTAGTAGACCTAGACGAAAGTAATGAAGATAGTGAAACAAGAGAATAGTGATTATTTCTTCTGGCTTGGTGATGGTAGCGAAGCCACTCCCGTAACAGAAGAAGAGTTTTACACCGAAGTCCTAGCTTATCGTGAGCGGGAAAGAAAGTGGAGAGAAGTTGATATCGAGGGTATCGAAGGAATTGATGTTGTCTCGGGTTAAAGAGTTTTCAAATGACTCAAAGGAAAAGATTGAAACGGGTGGAACCAAGTATGACGGGGGCAAGTCTCCAATCTACCGAGGAGCCCTATCATATTTCCCTAGAGCAATTTCTGCAATTGCCGAGGTGTCCGCTTTCGGAGCTTCGAAGTATGCTTGGAACGGATGGAGGGAAGTCGACGACGGGTTTAACAGGTACTCTGATGCACTGGTACGACACCTTACCTACGAAGGACAAGGCCAGCTTCTGGACGATGATAGCGGACTACTCCACGCAGCCCATATCGCATGGAACGCCTGTGCCAGATATGAACTCCTGTTGAAGCAGTTGGAAGATGAGAAGAGAGATGGACTGGACGTTCAGTAAACTCCGAGAGACAAGAGAACCTGATTTCATCATCGGCAACAATTACCTTCGTCGATGGTGGATCATTCCTAGAAATAGGATATTTAATATCTATCTCCATGAGATCAATAAGTCAGATGATGACAGAGCCCTACATGATCATCCTTGGTGGAACTGTTCCATCATTCTTAAAGGTGGATATAAGGAAGTAACTCCTAAAGGGACGTTCCTCCGTAAAGCCGGACAGATGATCTTTCGTTCAGGTAAGTCACTCCATAGACTAGTGATCCCTAAAGGTGGACACGGTGTAACCCTGTTCATAACAGGACCCCGATATAGAGAATGGGGGTTTGCTTGTCCAAAGGGCTGGAGAACATGGCAGGAATTCTGTTCTCCTGATAACAAAGGAAAGGTCGGCAGGGGCTGCGACTAAGTGGTTAAGGGCATAAACGGGTACGACCAGAAGCAGCGTCGAAGAATACGACGCCAGAGCAGGGTTGAGAATAAGATAGCGAGGGCCTTGCGCTCTCCTATCTTCCGTCAGCGACGGATTGAAACTAATAAAGAAGAGAAATACAAGAATTATTATGAGGAAGATGAATGATTGAGATTTCACTAGAGGACGGTTACTTGACTGTTGCAGGGAGACGAGACCTTGAAATCTCAAAGAGACTCTCGCCAAATCAAACGGAGAGAATCTCAGAGATGTTTAATTCCCCTGATTTCTGGACGGTATTTACAGATAGTGTGGTCGCAAGCATTGAAGATTGATCCTAGTCGTGACGAACTACTTACTGCTTTCGGGCACGCAACACTCAAGGATCGCTACCTTCTTCCGGGGGAAGGTCCACAAGATCTCTTTGCCCGTGTCTCTGTAGCCTATGGCACAGATCAGGCTCATGCCCAACGTATCTACGACTATATGTCGAAGCTCTGGTTCATGCCAGCAACACCAATCCTTAGCAATGGGGGGACTGATCGAGGTCTCCCCATTTCCTGTTACTTGAACTCTGTTGAAGATTCCATGGGAGGCATCGCAAATGTCTGGAACGAAAACGTATTCCTCGCTAGCCGAGGAGGAGGCATTGGGACGTATTGGGGAGGAGTTAGATCGATTGGCGAGGCAGTTGGAGCCAATGGCCACACATCTGGGATTATCCCTTTCATCAAGGTCATGGATAGTCTCACTCTCGCCATCAGCCAAGGGAGCCTGCGTCGTGGCAGTGCAGCCGTGTATGTAGACATTCACCATCCTGAGATCGAAGAGTTCCTTGAAATCAGAAAACCTTCTGGAGACTTCAACAGGAAGTCTTTGAATATCCATCATGGTGTAATGATTGATGATGCGTTCATGACTGCTGTAAAAGTAGGTGGGTCGTATAATCTTCGTTCACCTAAGACGGGTGAAATCATAAGAACTGTCGATGCCCGAGCCCTCTGGGAGAAACTCCTTGAGACTCGTCTAGCAACAGGTGAACCATATGTGGTATATAGTGATACTGTTAATCGTGCTCTCCCTTCTCATCAGACCAAACTCGGATTGCGGGTAAGCACTAGTAACCTCTGCTCTGAAATTACTCTACCAACTGATGAAGATCGTACTGCCGTGTGCTGCTTGTCGTCATTGAATCTTGAAACATGGGATCAATGGAAGGATGATGACCTTTTTATTCAAGACGTAATGGAGTTCCTAGATAATGTTCTTTCTGACTTCATTATGCGAGCGCCTCAGGAGATGTCCAAAGCAGCATACGCCGCCGCCAGAGAGCGATCTGTGGGATTGGGCGTCATGGGCTTCCACTCTTACCTACAGTCAAAGGGAATTCCTTTTGAATCGGCTATGGCTAAATCCTTCAACCTCAGAGTCTTTAAGCACATTCATGAACGAGTTGATTCCGCAGATACCGTTCTTGCAGAGTCCCGAGGGTCTTGCCCTGATGCAAGAGCTGCCGATGAAGTCCGCAGGTTTTCTAACAGAACTGCCATTGCTCCCACCGCATCTATTTCCATTATCTGTGGAGGAACCTCCCCTTGCATAGAACCTATCCCGGCTAACATCTTCACACAGAAGACGTTGTCTGGTTCGTTCACTGTAAAGAACAAGTACCTTGATAGGATTATTAAGGATTATATTCTAGAACGCAGTGGTCAAGGAACTGATCTTCTCGGTGGTTACAATCATGTTTGGAATTCAATCCTTGAGAACGGTGGATCAGTCCAACATCTTACTTGGTTAACCAAGGATCAGAAGGATACTTTTAAGACAGCGTTCGAGCTTGATCAGAGATGGCTTGTAGAGTTCGCTGCGGATAGACAGAAGTTCATTGATCAGTCCCAAAGTCTTAACCTCTTCATCCCTGCTGACGTTGACAAATGGGATCTTATGATGCTGCACTTCAAGGCGTGGGAATTGGGGGTTAAGTCCCTCTACTACCTTCGTAGCAAGTCTCTTCAACGCTCTGGTTTTGCTGGTGGTGTCGAGAGAGATAACACCCTTGATCCACCGAAGGTCGAAGTAAACACAACTGATTATGAGGAATGTCTTTCATGCCAATAGGCCTACTAACTCCATCCGTAGGCTACAAGCCCTTCCGCTACCCATGGGCTTACGAGATGTGGAAGAGACAGCAACAGGTCCACTGGCTACCTGAGGAGATCCCTCTTGGCGAGGACATCAGGACTTGGAACCAGAAGCTCACAAATGAAGAGAGAGGTCTGTTGACTCAGATCTTTCGCTTCTTCACTCAGGCCGATATCGAGGTCTCTGATAACTACCAAGAGCGGTTGTCTCAGGTGTTCAAACCTACAGAGGTGAAGATGATGCTAGCGGCTTTCGCTAACATGGAGACAGTCCATATCGCCGCCTACTCTCATCTCATCGATACTCTTGGGCTTCCTGAGGTTGAATACTCTGCATTCATGGACTACGCAGCCATGAAAGACAAGCACGACTATCTGACACAGTTCAATGTAGAAACACCAGAAGATACTGCCTTGACTTTGGCTGTGTTCGGCGGGTTCGTTGAGGGGCTTCAACTCTTCGCTAGCTTTGCGATGCTCATGAACTTCCCTAGATTTAACAAGATGACTGGCATGGGGCAGATCATTTCATGGAGTATTCGCGATGAGTCCCTGCACTGTGAAGGAATTATACGACTCTATAGAGAATACGTTAGGGAGAAATGGGGGAATAGCCCACCGGAATCCCTTAGATCCCGGATCACAGAAGCATGTGCGACTATCGTTGATCTTGAGGACGCATTTATTGATAAAGCTTTTGAGCTTGGTGGAGTCCAAGGGATGGAACCTTCTGACATTAAACGGTACACTAGATATATCGGAGACTGGAGACTTACTCAACTTGGACTTAGCCCTATCTTCGGAGTAAAAGAACACCCCTTGCCTTGGCTGCCCCCTCTCATTAATGGTGTAGAACACGCTAACTTCTTTGAGACTCGGGCGACTGAGTATTCGAAGGGAGCCACTAAGGGAACGTGGGAGAACGTCTGGAGCACCTTCGATGGACGATAACAAAACTGTCACCCTATCTTATACAGAATGGCGAGACATCAAAGACGCTATTGAGAAATGGGCCGGTGAACAATACAGAGACGAAGACTATGATCGGTTCATGCGGTTATGGGACTCAATCGATTACCAAACATCTTAAATAGATAAAAGAAAAGCCCCTAGGCGGAACTCTTACGAGAACCATCTAGGGGCTATTTTTGTGTCTTCTATCGATTGAGACTATCCGCCCAATCGTGAACTATCTTAAGTCGAGCAGTATTCTCTGCACAGATATGAGCATCATCTATTGTGATAAGAATTCTGGTACTCTCACTGGAGCTGTCGCTGCCAGAGGTAGTTGTGCTGGTGCTGGACAAATCGATTGTACCGGCAGGACGCTGAGAGGCCGAGGCTTTGTAGCGCACGATACTAGCGTTAAACTTGTTAAGCAAAGAAGCGTAAGCTTCGTCAGCTTGTTTAGCTTTGAGGGCATTCTGTTGTTCCTGTTCACGGGCTTTCTGAGTTGAAATAAGAGCGGCATCTGATTGAGCCTTCTCGTAGTTGAGAATGGTTATAGAATGCGCTGAGCGCTCCTCAGAGAGGGCATTGTCCTTGGCTTGGTATCCTATATACCAACCAACGTTAGACAGCATGAGAAGGGTTCCTAGCCCAATAGAGAGGTATTTAAACATAAGTCATACACAGTTTATATTCATCAGCCCTTCGATTGATGAGCCCTTGTTTCTTTGTCTTACCAACGTAGACCCAACTATTGAAGTTAGCACACGCTGAGCGAATGTTGCCTTCCTTAAATCTCTTGGCCACAGTGGAGTAACAATACTTCGGAGTTCCGATGTTGTACGCAAGAGATGTAGTAGCGGCCAACTGATAAGGTCTGTTAGCAAGCTCAGGCGAACACTTAAGGACTTCGTCTTGAAAGTGTTTGACAGCCTTGTTTAACATCGAAAGACATTCTTGGTCTGAGTATCTCCGCATAGGGACACGGGTTTCTCCGTAACACACAGTAGGAATNCCAGCTAGATCNTTGTAAGGGTCATTTTTCTTTCCTTCATAAGTAGCGATCTTGGGGACAGCNAANGCTANNGCCANAGCNGCCCCCGTNGCGATAACAGGTCGAGNCACCATTACATCCCCCTGAAGTAATCAAAGAAGAACGAACCTGCAAGGGACAGGACGACACCGAAGATAGCTGATGCAGCCCAGAAGACACCTTGCCCTTGATTCTTCAATCTGAGAATGTCATCGAGTTTCTTATTGATTTCTTTCTGAGTCTCTTGGAATGTCTCCATTTGAGTTTCCAATTTAGTAATCCTCTCGGCAAATCTAATGTCAATTTCCGCCATTGTCGTCCCCTTCATCATTAAAACTCTCGACCATTCCTAGAGGGACCTCAGCGGTTTCAGGGAAGACATTGTCGAGGAAGTACTCTTTAGTCTGTTGGTAGGCGTCTTGATGTGCCTTCTTAGCAATTTCCACCCTGTCTTCATCAGAACCGTTGATCCAGTCTTCACTGGTGATGTCTTCTGACAAGAACTGATGTTGAAGATCACCCATGATACGCTGGAACTCATTCTTCTGGTCCTCATCGAGAGGGTATTTAACCCCTCCCTCAGAGAAAGAATTAGGTGCAGCAGTCAATGGCGGATTCTTAGCAGTCGTATTCAATCTTGCGATCTCAATAGCGACAGGATCAGTTTCTGGTTTCTTCTCCTTCAAGAGAGTTTTCACGTCTCTACCGAAGGCATCGAAGCCAAGGTTGACATCGTAGGTATTGATACCAACACCAAACAACCCCGGAAGGGACATCGGGATACCAACTGCGCCTTCTTCCTTGATAAGCTCAGTCGCGTCCTGTAAGAACAAAGGAATGAACCTAGAAATAACAGCCTTCTGAAGTTCGAAGGGCTGTCCTATGGCGTCCTTTCCTCTACGCCAGTCGACGACGAAAGACGCCAACGGACTGAACTTGTTTAGCCCAAAGTCTTTGATGACATCAGTGAAGTCATCTGAACCGTACTTCTTACCGAGTTCAACCACCTCACCCTTGGCATTCTTCTTCTCGTTCTGTTGAACTCTCGCCCCAAGGGTGAGATACTGACCGAAGCCGCCGAGAATGTCATAGCGGGTATTACCAACTTTTACCTTAGCGAAGTCACTCGAACGAGGATCTGTCTCTACATCTGCTCCTGCTAGTTTAGCAAGCATAGCAGTAGTAGCAGCAATACCTCCGAAAGAGGCAAGGCTCTTCAAAGCTTCCTTACGAACGATAGGATCAAGCTTGTAGTATTCCCATGGATTCAACATGTGGACACGACTTGCCAACAGTCTAGGTGAGAAGAAAATCCCACTAAGAGCTGGAGCGGCTTGGTTGAATTTACCAAGATCGCCACGACCTGTAGCATTGTTGATGAAGCGAGAGATGTCTCTTGTGTTCTTTGAGAATGACTTCAAATCAACACCTGCATCTTCATACTTCTGTGCGATACTATCGAAGACATCAGCACGAAGTTTATTCAAGAAGCCTGTATAGGCTCTTTCAGAAGCACGAATACCACGACCTGCGAGAGGAATCTTCTCAGCCCATGTCGAGATAAATCTCTCTTCACGGTCTACGAGTCTTCCACCAAGATCAGCAATAGAAAGACCTGAATCTTCCATCAACTGATACCGTGGTCTACTTTTGATGTCGGCCATTACAGCATTGTAGGCTGTCTCACTACCAAACTGCTTGAACATTCCCGGAATACCCTTCCAGAGTTCTTTCCGCCCAATCATGAAAATACCCTGCCGCAGTGGCGCAGATAGATCCATTGAGGACATCACAGAACGAGGAAGATTCAAAGCGTTGGAAAGAATATCAAGACCCTTACTAACAGCCTTGGCTCTTGGGTTACCCTTAGCCAGAAGCTTAGCAACCTTCTCAATACCCTCAGGAGTTTGTAGGTCTTTCTTCTCTACTGATCGAAGCATCCTTCGGATACTATCACTAAGAGCTTTCTCCGAAGCGACTTCGATCTTACGAGAATTCAGTCCTCTTCCCCAATGGGATACGACATCATAGATTGACTGAGAAATTCTATCATGACGTTCGATTTCTTGACCAAGAAGATACTTCTCTCTTTCAGTAGCAAAACCTTCTGCTACCTTCTTAGAGAGATCATAAATCCGATTTCTCGATTCAAGTAGAAAAACTTCCGCAGCCTTGACTTCTGGAATACTGGCGTCAAGTCCGAGATTCTCCGCTTTCTTAGTGGTCATTTTGATATTACCAGCGGCTTCTATCGTATCGTCCCAAGACTGGAATGTCTTACTGATAGGAGTCTCTTTTGAGATCTCTTCGAGATTACGATTAGACCTGAACTTGCTAATTGCCTCGAATTCACCTCGCCCCTCGCGTGATCCCGGTCCCTGAAGAGGTCCGTCAGAACCTCTACCGGCTGAACGCTTCTTCATGAAGCGAGACCCAGACTGAACGAAGTCAGCGTCAAACGGGGACTTACCAGCACCCTTGACACGAGCCCCAGAGATACGATACCCTTGGATACGTGTAGCCTCAGGGTGTTTATCTAGGAGAGATCTAGCGATCTTACGGACAACACTAGGCCCAAATCCAGCAGGTCCCTTAGCACTATTAATGTTGAAGTCTGTTAGAGCACCGTCTTCGACATGATAGAAACCACTAATAGTTTCACCATCATCTGTGGTGTGGTGGAATCTCCAGTAGTCGGGCTCTTCGTCAGGGAAGGGTTGAACACTTCTTGTCTCTCCCTTAGGGGTCTTATTCAATTCCGCAGTAGCGGCTTGACTTTGAGCACGTCGCATCGTACGACGTTCTACTCCGTTACCACTACCATCTAGGTCAAGGGCATCGGCGTCTCTTTGCAGAGCAGCTACCGTAGAGTTCATAAACCTATTTCCAAGAGACTCTTGGGCGTTAGATGATGCCCTAGTTGCAGCATCATCTCGGAACATACGGTATCTTTCGACACCCTTAGCGTCTCCACGAGTAGCTCTTTCATCCATCTTCTTCTGGTAGTAATCGGCTTGTTCTCGGAAGAATTTAGCACTACCTGAACTAGTAGGCACTCCGTGCCTTTCAGGGTCACGTCGTTGCGCCGAGCGAAGATCTAGTTTTGCGCGGTGCCTGTAGTTATCTGCTCGACTTACGTTGCCCTTCTGTTCAGCCTCAAGGGCTTTACGAAGATGGTACTCCTCACTCTTCTTATAGTAGTCGGCCCATTCCTCATCACTAGCCTTGTATGCTGGAGTTTCAGGAGCACGGAGCTTATTATCATTAGCAGGTTTCGGAGCAGCTCTCATAAATCTATTACGGAAACCATTACTAGGGACGTCACGACCCATACCCTTGACGACGGCGTCATGTGCCATGCCAAGGATAGTTCTTATCTCGCCAATAGAGAAGTCAAGGTCGATACCGATCTCACGAGCGAACTCCTTGAGTTTATTACGGATACGACCATACACAGTCGGAGAGATACGCCCCTTCTCAGACATTTCAGCAAGAACTTCCTCAGCCGCTCGGGCCAAAGGATTCAAATCGGCTTCGTAATAGTCTGGGTTCTTGGCACGCCACGCGTCAACATCGGCTTTGAACTTTCTTGACTTGTCATAGAGATTCTCTAGGAAGCCATCAAGTTCCACTCCGAACTTCTGAGCCAGACCGTGGTGACCAAGACCCTCATGGAAAGTAACAGCGGAGATGATATCTCTAGGTGAAACACCAGTATCTGCGGCTTCTTCAAGGATTGCCTTTGAGTTCAGAACGACACGACCTTCTGGCGTAGTCGCACCAATGGCGTTAGGATCAAAACCCTCAACACCGTCGAAGGTGTCTAGAACATCTACCTCAGGGGCATTCGCCCACTTAGCAGTGATAGAGGTGACTTCATCACGGATAGCCGTAACAACTTCAGACTCCGATTGTGAAATAGCCGTTGGTTCAGGAGTATCCCCTTTAAGCTTAGCTTCGATTGCTTCAGCGTTATTTTCATAGAACTGAAGATCTTCTGGAGATTCAATTTTATCGCCACCCTTGATACGCTCAACGAATGAGTCGACAGTAGGTTCGTTACCACGATTACGGAAAGCATCAGCTTCTGCTTGAAGACGAGCTTCCATACCAGCCTCAGTTGCAGCAACCTTTTCCTCGTTAGGAAATAGATCGTCAGCAGTAGGTTCTTTCTTTCCCTTAAAAGCTTGTGCCTCTTGCTCTAGTGGATCAACAGGGGCTTGAGCCTTCTTATCTTGGAAAGCTTTGGCTTCATTAGAAAGAGTATCTTCCATTGCATCAACGGCAAGACCTTCTTCGGTGTTACGCACGCCTCTAGTGGCGAAACCTTCATCACGAGCCTTAACAGCAGTAGAAAGTTCAGCTTCATCAAATGGGTTCAGTTTATTAGCACGAGCCCAATCTTGCATCTCTTGAACGGTGGCTCCGGCCTCGAAGATAGCGTTGCCTTCAACAGCTAGTTTATTCCGACCACCTTTGGACATCATACCTGAAACAGGCGCTAGACCGGCTTCGATACCACCAAGAGGAAAGGCCTCCCCAAGGGCACCAATAGCGCTACCGGGGAGGAACTTATTACCATCTACCGAGAGTGCATCAGCAAGGCCGGTGGATTCCGCAAGGTTATCCATAGCCTCAAGACCAGTATTAACACCGGCTCCAAGGTACTCACCACCTCTGGCTACAAGATCTGCACCAGACTGAAGAGTGTGGAGAGGATTAGGAATACCAGTGTTACCAATGAACGGATTGTCACCACCAAAAGTATTTACCGGATCCAACCCCGGACGCTCCCCCTGAGCCTCTGCGAGACGCCGATCAAATATACTCGAAAGGTTCTCGCTAGAGGGCTGAACAGGGGCCTCATTAGGAGAGACTTGACCACCAGCAACAGCAGCTTGGAGTTGCTCAGGGGTTGCCCCCTCAGGCCCTTCAATATCATATTGATTGCCGTTACCGTCATCGACAGTATAGATCATCAGCTTAGTTGCCAATGGTTGTCTCCTTGATTGGTTTATTGAGCCAGCGGTACGCCAGAGCCTGAACTCGGTCTAGAGCCGACAACACGAAATCCTGTAGACTTCTGTGGTGAAGGAGTAGAAATTTGACCTCTACGTCCAGCGCGACCTTGCCCTCTATCGGCAGGGAACCCTGCCCTTCTAAGAACTTCTTCTTGCTCTGGTGTCAATTCAGCACCGGATTCTCTAGCTCTCAGGAGAGGAACAACAATCTCGTTCGGAGAAGGTGCCCTTCCTTGAGGAGGCCGATTAGCTCTTGTAGTGTTAGCGTTAGCGTTCTGCCTCGCGACTTCCAATTGCTGTTGACGAAGGGGGATTTGCTGCTGTTGGTTAACAGTCATGTCACCAGCGCCGAGAAGCCCTCGTTGAACATCAGTCATACCTTCAGTAGGAATTAGTTCATTTACATCAAGCCCTAAAGCCTGTGCTCTCTTAGTTATAAGATCGATAGCAACGGCCTGTTTCTCTGGGGTATCAGCAAAATTCAACATACGAGCTGCGTAGTTCGAGAAGTCCTGTTTATGCTTATAATCCCTATCAGCGATTAGGTCTTGACGAGCCCCGTCAATAGAACGAAGCTGACCTTGCTGTGTCTGGTTAGTTTGAAATTGCTTGAACAGATCCCGCGCCATCTCAAGACCACCGGGAGATTGAGACAATCTTTCCATAGCGGCTAGGGGATTGGCTGTGAAGCCGCCCATGGCGTCCATCTGTTGTTCTTGTTCACGACGAGGGCGATAGATTTCTTTGCCACCGCCTTGTACAAGGAAGGCATCACCTAGAGTACCAAGGATATCACGGAGTGTACCCTTCATACCGAACATGCCCTTACGCTCAGGCGCATTACCTAGAGCGCTTTGAGCCTCTTCTAGGAAGGATCTATTCCCCATTGCAGGAGGAGCAGGATCATCCTCTACAGGTTGCGCACCATGGCCGTTGACAGTGATGTCCTGACTAATTTGATCAGGATCGAGATCAGCGATACTGGATTGAAGTAAGTTCAGAAAACCTGCCATCTCAATTACTCCAGATTAGGTCGTAGTTGACTGTCATGAACCCATCAGCGGTCAATGGTCCAAGGGCCTCAGGACGGAGCTTAGCAACCTCATCAGCCATAACGCCAATGTGCTTACCGTCCGTACCCTTGTACTTGAACTCGTAAACCTTAAGGCCATCAGGCAGAGTGAAAACGTGTTTCTCTTGTTCCTTCAAACGAGGATCAGAAGCAGCAAAACCGCTAGCGACTGTACCAAGGAACTTACCAATGCCGGGCTTTTCACTAGCGTTTTTATCAGTAGAGCCTTCAGATCTCTGACCTGCACCAGCAATGAGCTGACCAGCATTCATACCCATGTTGGCAATGTTCTGTTGATGGCCAAGGTACTTATCGGCGAACTGGTTCTGAATGTTGTTACCGAAGGATTGAAGCGCTTTGCCTGTTGAACCAGAGCGAAGCAGCCCACCAGCAGCAGCATTACCTGTGATACCACGGGACCCTTGTTCCGCCATAGCGTTGAACCCTGTGGCATTCTTGAAAGCGTTAAACCCTGATGTGTCACCGGACAGAAGCGCTTGCATAGCGTTAGTGCCAGTGCCAGCAGCACCTGTCAATCCACCAAACTGTTGTTGGATGAAGGGATAGGCTTGGTTAAACGATTGTTGTCTGGTAGTCTCCTTGGACTTCGAACCGCCAAAAATAGAACTCATTGATTAGCCTCCCATTCGGACTTAGTTAAGATTACAAGCTCGTAAGGCTCGACAGTAGTTTCGATGGTTCCATATGATTTGAAACCGAGTCGCTTGTTCATCCAAAGAGCGCCTTTGTGGTGTGTTGGTGTAAGGCCACGGATGACTTGAACGTCGTAGGGACCAGTGAATATTTCATGGAGCATTTCCTTTGCTAGCTGGAGAGCTTGCTTTCCTCTTGCTCTCATGAAATAATGCCCTGATACAAGACCAAGACCTTCTCTCTCGAATAAGGCGTAATTACCTTCACCATCAGTCAGGGCAATATTCAAAGGGTTCTCCAACCACTCGGCAGGAAAGAACCCCTTGATAGGAAGGTAAGGCCCCATTGTTGTAAGTAACCCAATGAGTTCTTTTTCTCTTACTATCATACAGCTGCACCTGTTATAACAGAAATCCAATTTACCCCATTACTAAAGGCTTGCGTAGCGCCCCCTGTAGCGTTACTGACATAGATCATCTGGCCTTCTGGAGTTGCAGAAGGAAGAGAAGTTCTAACATAGGATCTAAGTTGGAAGTGACGATTCACATCAATCACTACTCCATTAGCAAAGGTAAAACCGTCTGTCCAATCTATTTTGGCAATACGCGATCTAGACGTACTCCCAATAGGGGTAAGTTCGAGAGTAAAATACGTTCCCTGAGCAGTAGATGTTATGTCTTGTAGAGCAGCAAAGCCTGCGAAAGCTATATTACCTGAAAAAGCTCCTCCAGAGTGATACGCCCTACCTAAGAATCCTGAAATTTGATCATTCGTGATGACACCAGAAGGAGAGGCAATAGTACCTCTCGCTTTATTTCCACGAAAATTAGCCGAAGAAGTTCCAGTATTATATTGGAAAAGCTCGAATAGCGAGGCAAGATTATCTTCACGAGTCAACGATAGATTAGAAACTGTAGGGACTTGAATAGACAGAGAACCTGTCATTGTTCCGCCAGTTTTCTGAACGAACTCAACTGTAATATCTGAGGGTTTAATCTTCATGGCATAAATCCTGTAATGGCTACGTTATCCCCAGAAGCATTAGTTGTAAGTGTCAGAGTAGCCCCAGAAATAGAATACTCCGATGTCGGATACCTCAATCCATTCACGAACACTGAAACAGCGCTTGGTGAAAGACCTGTTGTTGGAAGAGTCACCCCTTGACTTACTCCAGTACCAACTGCTGTCGTTTCAAAAGGTGTTCCAAATGTGGTTGGTGTACCACCTCGCCCGTATAAGGTTATTTTCGACCCTACTGCAAAGTTACCGCTGCCGCCGAGAAACGCCGTTAGTGACGTAATCGCAGCGGTTAATCTTATCTGCCCGGTGCCGACAATCAGCCATTGCGCACCTGTGGTATTATTATTGTTATTTCGCCCTTGGGTGTTGTATACTTTATTGAGCACGGTGCCGGAATAATTGAAAATTTCCATAGTGCCGCCAGCGGCGAACCCGGCTGTGGCACTCGCTCCTGCGACATTAAGGCAAGCGGCGATGGAGTTATTCGCTAGTTGCTGGTCCCCCGTGTTAGCGGAGCCCGGACCATCAATCAATCTTTGACGGTCGTAGATATTAGTAGATAGGCCGTTAACGCGGATATTAACATCGTCAAACGTCGCTGCGGCGGTAGTTCTACCACTGACAACTAAGACTAAATCTTCAAAGCTTTGCGGAATACTGGAAAAAGTATGAGAGGTCTCGGTACCTGTAGCTTCCCAAGTCTCAATTTTAGTGAGCGCTCCACCTCCCCCTCCAGTGGTTCCTTTCTTCTGGCCGAACAGATAAATATCTCCGGCTAGAAGATTTCCGCCTGCGCTATTAAGAATTCTCAGCGCGTTAATGGGGTTCACAACGTCAGCTAGAAACCGCCATGTCGTCGCCGCGTTCTGTGACCACATAGGTTTAATTCCACTGGCGTTGATGCTGTGGATCAGACCCGTTCCCGATCTAGCGGCGGTCGCGTTCGTTTCGTGAAGCGCCACCATGGACCCAAATGGAGCGGTAGAACCGGGCGTGCCGTCTGCATTGTAGTAGGTATAATCTCCGGCGGTATTCCAGAAAGTAGCGCCGTTGTTGGTGGAAACCTGATAAGCCCTTCTCCCTGAGACGGACGCACTGACCCCGTGAACGAGGAACATCAGGGACGTGTAATTTCCAAGATTAATAAAATCCGCCGAAGACACAGCACTAGTGATAACCCGATGCTCGATCAACTCCCATGGAGAGCCCCCGCCACCTCCTCCACCACCTGATTGATCGGCCGGGATCCATTTTCCCGAAGCGAGATCAAACACGAGAACTTGCCCATCCGTAGGAGGGGTAGTTAGATCAACGTCATTGAGGTCAGGGACACCACCGTCGAAATTCAGAGTGACATCATTAGAAAGACTACCACCCCCTGACAGAGCATCGCCAGCAATGATGTCTCTGCTGGAGGCCCACGAGTTGATTAACTCCTGCGCTTGCTCAGCGGTGATACCTTGGTTAATATCGATTTGACGTTGCTGAGCCCACCTGATAAAGTATTCAGTAGGGGTACCGTCTTCATTGATAATAGGGAATTGTTTACCTAGTGGTTGAAGTGCCATTCTATTTACTCATTAACGTCTAAACTATCAATCCTAGAGAATGCACCATTGTCAGTGATCTTAAACAAACGACCGGGATACCGAATCTGCCCAAGACTTCTCCAAGTAAATCCTTGGTTGTAATTCTCTTGAACTGATACCTGTGGTTCATCTGCCGAGACGTAAGTATTGCCTTGATCATCTGAATACTCAAGAGTAACAGTGTTGGCAGATACATAAGGATAGCCAGATGAGGCTGTTAGATCGACAGAGTAAACAGGAATAGTATTCCTATCCTTTGTAATCATTTGCCCAGTAGCTACTCTTAAGAACGGTGTCTCATCAGAACCGAAGAGAGGATCATCTGCTCCTTTTTCAGGATCGAGAACCCAAAGAACTCCGTAAGAGTCATCACCTACGATTACATTGCTTCCGTATTGGCCGGGAATAGAACCAGAAGATTTCCAATTCATGCCGACATTGGCTCTCCATCTGGAAGAGTCTGGGGAAGCCCACCAAGCCCACTGGCCTGTGGTAACATCAAACACTAAAGTCTTTCCTGTTGTACCAAGACGAAGAATGAAATTGTCATGTCCGTCTAGGGTGTACCACCAAGACTTCAGCCTAGGGTTTTCAATCTTCCCTCGACCAACGATCATTACCTGAGAACTGGTAACTTGCATCTGTTGAGAGAATCTCCTGTAGATAACATTCGAACCACCGTAGGTAACACGAATCTCTTCAGCAGGGATATTGTAAGCAACAAGAACTTGCGCTTGTGGCAAATTCATTTCTTGAGCAGATTGACGAACAGCGGCAATCAAACCAGATTGAGGTGCTCTAATTTCAGGAGTAAGTGCCATTGTCCGTCTTTCTTAAATTACGTAGTCCGATCAATCTGTAGCTGAACATCGTTAACCGCATCAGGCAACCAAGGGGCTGTTGTCGCAGGATCGACTTCGAAGATATCTCGCCAGTAGGTCTGCGCCACAGTGATAGGTCGATCTAGACCAAGGGCTGTTGCGGGTGTGCCGTCTGGATCAGAGATAAGACCAGTTTGCAAGGAGCCGTCACCGCCGTCGCTCTTAGCTGCTCTAACGTAAGTGATAAGAGCTTTAATGCTCGTTACCTCCGGGGGAAGATCAGAAAGAGTGGCGACATAACCATCAGGAAGAGGAGAGTCCTCAGCGAAGATATACTGCCCATCGTTGGGTGGAATATTGTCAAGGATAGAATAGCCATCAGTTCCTGTGGAAGGTGTCCAGTTCAACGCAATATCTGATGTAGGTGTCAAGTTATGGACGATCACAGAACCAAGGAAATCATTGTTCTGAGTACCTGCCCCGTTCCAAACCACCAAGTCCTTAAAGTACGCGAAAGCGTTAATACCAGCGCCTGAGGCTTCCGTGCCGATAGATACCTGATACGCAGGGAACGCACCTGTGTTGATATTCTCTTGAAGGAGAACAGTCTGGCCTTCAACACGAACTTCTAGACTACCTACAGTAGCATCCATGAAGGCTTTGAATTCGATGTGGTACCAGCCATTAGCAGTAAGCACAGGGTTTACCGTCTCATACGATTGCGCACCGATACCTTCAACTCTGATCCGACCAGTTTCCGTTACGTACAATCTGAACAGTGTACCAATGGCCGCATCTTGAAACCAAAAGGAAGGTGCAGCCCTACCAGCCCCAGTGGTCTTAGTAGGAAGAGAACTCATCCATATTCTGAAACAAGCGCCTACAGTGTTGTCCAGTGTCGGTAGGACAAACCTAGCAAATCCTGACCCAGCACCGTAGCCGGGAATAAAAACCTTACCACCGCTGACGCCATCAGGGTCATTGCGGAGAGGTTGTTGCCCGCTCGGGGTTGTCGTTACGACTTGCGCATAAATACCGTTAAGCATTAGCGCATAGGTAGTGCCGTAAATGCTAAAATTATCGGCGTGAACAATAGCCATTAACGGCCTCCTTTATAGAACATAATTGTTTTGAAGAGCCATTGCTTTACGAATCTCTTCTTCGATATCAGGAGTGGAAACCCTTTGAGGGGAGCCCCCTTTCAACAGGAACACACCACCATCTGAGTCGACAACAACAAGAGTTTCGTGAATAGCATTAGCTGTGTTCTCCCAAGACCCCCTGTCGAATACAACACCTTGAAGGCGGCGCATCGGGGTATCAGGGTCTCCTGTAGGATACCAAGCCTCTGTAGTGCTTTCACCGGGAAGCCAGAACTGATCACCAAAGACTTCGACACCGAAGACTCCATCAGGGGATCGTTCGGCAGTAGCGAAGTTCAACGGATTAACAGTTATCTCACCGGGCTCAATCCAGTAGAAGCGGCCTTGAAAACCGTCAGACTGGGTAGGAATAACAATGACAAAAGAAGCAATAACTGCTACGTCGATAGCACCAACCTCGTCAGGCATTTGAACCTGAGATACAGTAGGAGTACCGCCATTAGCGAGTGTACCTCCTTCTGTCCATGAGATACCAGCACCTGTTTCTGTTGTGATAATAGAGTTACCTACCGCCCCAACGATCTTAGCCCTTACACTCATCAGAGTAGAAGTTACAACAGTAGCTGTTACGGTTGGATGCTCTTGGGTTCCAGTGGTGTACTGTGTCCCTTCAATCCCAGAAGTATTGATTGCATCAAATAAGTTGGTGTAAGCATCGATGGTTGCGCTACCCAGAGCGACCAACCAAGGGCTGCCGGAGCTGCCATCAGGAGTGCCAGTATTGACGGAACCACTCGTGAACTTGTAATAGATGTTATCAATTCTAATTGTGTCATTATTGGCCGGGCTCCCGGTAAGTGAGTTATTAGCGTATCCGTTAGCGATGTACACTAGAAGGTTGCGACCATCAGCAATAAACAGATACTCAGGGGTTTCTCCAATCTGAGCGGTAATGGCCATGTTGACCGTACCTCTCTCAGGGTTGTAGAGACCTGAATAGATTTGGGTTTGACTTAACTTGTTGTCCATACGGTACATGCTCTCACCAGAAGCAACAAACAAGTCGCCGTTGAAAGAGCCGGGCTCAGAGTGCATTCCTCTGATTGGACCGTTCCCTATATACGTCAACCTCCGAAGACCGGGGCGAGCAATAAGAGAAGCTCCATCCTCTGAAAGAAAAGGGTTCTCCTCGAAGAACCTATTTCTCATGATCAAAGGACCTGCATTAGCTACTTTCCTGCTGAAATCGCTAGTACGGAAATTTACTTTTACCATGGCCAGCCTTTAGTGAACATTGCGTTAGGGTTATAGAGCGTATAACTGTTGCCCCAACGATCTCTATCGACAGACATCTTAGACATACGAACGAGAGCGAGTTCGCTTCCTGTGGGAATGTTCTGAGTATACCTAGCGCGGAACTGTGTCCTGCTACGACTGAGAACTAGACCGGCCTGCTCATCCATCGCGGCACCATAAGAGGGGTTGATACGAAGGGCTAGCATCGCTACGAAGTAATCTTCGAACTCTACAGGGAACGGGAAATTGTCCTCAAGAGCAAGTGGAGAATACTTCATCCAGTTACCAAGATCAGCGCGGTAGAACCATTCAGCATCAAAACCGTCTGTGTCCATTGTTATAGACAGGCTGTCTTCAATAGTTCTTCCATTGCCGTGTACGGTAATAGGATAGGTTCCTAGTGTGTCACTAACATCAATAGCAGCAAAACGAGAACCGTCATCTGGGTCAGGGTGAAGGTAAAGGTTGATACCAGCAGTATCTACGTTCAGCATCACTCGGGTATTCTTAGGAACGAACCAGTCATTAGACGGCACCGTATCCCACCAAGGATACCCCGAGGGACGAGACACGTTGTTCCTGCCGATAGGGAAAGCCACAAGAGGATCACCAGCTTCGTTACCAAACACTGACTTAATGAGACGGTCTAGATACCGCAGAGCCTCTTCCTGCTGGAGAGCAGTAGGGGTGACGCCCAAGGCCAAAAGATTGCTCAGCCTAAAAGCATCAGTGATGATTTGAGAAACTAGCGTCATTTAGCGATCCTTAAGGGGCAGTGGGAAGAGAAAATACGCTAATGGTATTACCAGTGGGCTGGTTCTGAGTCGTTCTTACGTAGAAAATGTCAGTAGTAGGAACGTCAACCCAGAAGTCGTTACAATCAACCTTGAAACCAAGGACTGTAGCAGCCGGGGCTGAACTTCCAGAGGTGACATAAAAAGGATGATTGTGAGTCGAACTACGGATACGTAGGAAAGACACCCCAGCAGTCGTAACAGCGACCCACCCTTGTTCTGGTTTGATAGTGAAGTTAGCAGTAGCCATTTAATGCTCCTAGAAAGAGGAAGTCCGGGACATGCAAGCAGAGGCCCCGGACGTATTAATTAGGCTGTGCCGTTGAGACGGATGAGTCTACGACGATCCACAACGTTAGCCTTGATGGCAACGTCAAAGCGGATACGGTGTTCACCCGTGGCAAAGATCGAGTCCTGCCACATACGCACACTCAGCGGAACCTTAGTAAGGCTGACGCGCGAACCCTTGCCTGTCGCAGGGAGGATGAGGTCAGCCGTGTTAACGACGATAGCATCCTTGTTAGCGATGACGCGAGGCTGGAGAGTAGCCGAAGCTGCACCCTTGAACGTCACAGCAGCCGTATTACCAGCAGCCTGACCGACCGTACGGAACGGACCAGATGTGATAATAGCCGGGAAGACACGGACAGCGACAGCGCTAGCAACAGCGGTGTAAACACCAGCGTTGATACCATTGCCACCAGTGCCGCCCACGACACGGAACTCTTGGAGGTGGTCAAGCTGCTTCTTAGCGCGGTTGTCCCACGCATAGACACCAGCGATTGTGAACGTTTCACCTTCACGGACTGTCTGAGTCGCACCGCCAAGTGTCAGGTTCAGAAGCTGCGTCATATACTGACCCGGAGCCGGGGAGATGGCCACAGACTCGTAAGTCGTAGCCGAATCAGCCGTACCAGCCGAGAGAGCCGCCGTCGGGTTACGAGTACCCGTGGAGAACGCAGGGAGCTGCTGAGTAAACAAGGTAGGAATACCAGCAATCGAGCCGTCAAAGCCCCTGCGGTACATGCCCTCACCAAGGTCTGTCAGCGAGGCGTTATCGGAGATAACAGCCGCACCAAGAGCCTGACGGTCGCCGTACGAGAGAACCGCGCGAAGGCCAGTGTCATCGACACCCTCTTCCTTCAGACGGGTATAGCCCGAAGCTACGTCATCCCAAGCCGAGACAGCCGAGGTGCCGTCTCCGACCCAGTTATTCGCAGCGTTAGCAACGAACGCCATGATATAGGTATCAACGTCAGTGGCAAGTCGAAGAGCCGCCTTACGGAGGGCTTGACTTTCACGAGCCGAACCGATATCACGGATCTTGACGAAATCGCCCCAGCCCATGCTGGAGTTGATCGTCTGGTCGAGCTTGTACTGCTCAGAACCGAACACAGTGTCTTGGACACCGGCAGTAAGATCAGCGATGCCGTTAGTCGTGAACGAAGTCGTGTAATCAGGAGTGATCTGCTCCACGACAGTCAGACCGTTACGGTCGTTCATTTCACCGTCGAACTTTTTCCACGTCACAAGATCCTTGGAGACGAGGTTATTTTGGAAGATTGCAGCAAACGAGTTAAGGACCAGTTTTGCTTGATCTACAGTTACAGTAGCCATATATAGCTAACCTTTCATATGAGTTAACTCCCTCGTGACTTCTTCTTAAAGAATACAGCCTCGAAGTCGTCCAGTTTGTCCGTATCTGCTGGAATATCAGGCATCGCTACAGCCGACCCACGATTAGCGGGCGGTGGGGTAGGGGCCTTAGAGACACGGGGTTTTGCTCTTTGCTTTTCAGCGTCGGCATCAGCGAACTTACTCTCGATCCGGCCAAGGGCAATAGTTGCACCCGTTGCACCGAGACCAACAATCCGTTGAGCTTCGTCGACATTGTTAGCAAGATAGTACAGAACATCTGGACCGTACTCCATTCCCATGATGGTACTGGAGAGATACTCACCGTAAGCTTGGTCAATACCCTCGAAGGTAGAGACGAGAACCTCGCCCTTCTCCGTAAGGTCAGGATAACGCTCCTGAGCGGATGCCAGCTTTCCGGTCCATTCTTGCCCTAGCTTATCGAGCTGCTCTTGGGCCTTGCGCTGTTCAGAAGCTTGTGCCTCTTCCGCTTTTGCTCGTTCCATTTCCTGCTGGAAGGTGAACCTAGCGATATCGCGAACGAACAGTGGATCATATTCACCAAGAGGATACTTCTCAGTACCATCCTCGTTAGTATCATCCGGTGTAGGACCAAGGTTCTCGGGGGGAGCCGTGGTGACTGGTTTGGGAGTTACAGTGTCAGTGTTCTGTTTGAGCTTCTCGTTCTCTGCCTTGATAGCCTCAAGCTGTCGCTGAGTCTCTCTTAGCTCACGAGTGAACTCGTTGATACGTTCCTGAAAACGATTCTTCTTCTTTGGCTGAGGTTCATCAGTTTCCTGATCCTCCTCAGTCTCATCAGAGTCTTCATCATTGTCATCGTCAGGTGCGAGGGTATCATCGTCCTCGTCAATCTGAGTATCACCCTCTTCGGGCGTAGTAGCGTCGCGATCATCTTCCTCAGTGTCTTCTTTAGTTTCCTCGGCCGGAGGAGTTACAGACGTTTGGCCAAAAAAGTCTGTGGAGAAGGCATCAAGATCGTCTGATTCGACGAGGTTGTTTTCAATACTCATAGGTAAGATTTTATCGGTCCTTCAACCGTTTGCTCTGCCTTTATTGCGACTTGGTCCCGCTGCTGGAAGAGCTTTTTCCAGCGGGAGTCGAGTTCTTTTGTTTCATTTGTTCTCTAGAAAGCTCTTGATTTCTCTCAAACTCTTCTCGACGAATATCTTGTTCATCAAGCTTAGTTGAGCCGTCTAGGATCATACGGATAGCGTTCATCTCCATCTCATTGGCGTCGACCTCATGGTCAGACAGCGCACGGACCATCTGAGCCTTAGCCAGATATTCCTTGATGTCGAGTTCACGTTCCTTATTGTGCTTCTCCATCTTAAGCTCTTGGTTCTCGACCGAGAGTTCTTGGAGTTGCGCTTGCATTTGTTGAATTTGTTCAGGATTAGGAAGCTGCATCGCCTGCTTATCAGGGTCATCATCTTCAAGATACTGAGGTGGCACAAGCTTCTTTAATCGCTTGGCGAGCTTATCAGCACCGGGGAAGTCCATGTTAGTAGCAATGAGATCACCAGCCACCTGAGCAACCTCAGGAGCTACCTGAATCATATCCATCATGGCTTGAGCCGCCTCGACACGACGAGTCGTATAAGACGTACCAGTCGAGAGAGTGACATCAAACATGCCAACTGCCATATCAATGGAGTTCATGTCCATCGGGTCATTAATACGAATGAACTTCTGTGTCTGGTCCTCACCAATAGTTCGGATAACACGAGTACCGTCGTAGACCTGAGGGATCAATTGATTGATAACGTCACCGGCTTCAAGGACAGCAGCGTTAGCATTGTCGTAGAAGGTTAGTGCAGCGATATCGCCTTCACGCTGGCGGGCCTGAATGGCTCTACCAGAGGTCTCGTTAGAGCGGACACCAAGGGAAGCATCATGGATACCTGTAACGTCCTTCATATCCTGCGCATTAACAGCAGCCTCGTTAAGGAGGGATGCTTCAACAGGCGGGGGAGGGATCAGTTCAGGCGGAGCTTCGGCACCATCATTGTAAATGAGGAGAGGATCACGAGACAGATGAGCCTTACGGAACGCTTCTTCACGTCCTTCAACAGCACTCTCAGGAGCAATCCACTTAGCCTTAGGGGCATAGCCGAGTTGCTCAGCAGCAACCGAACGCCAGAAGTTTCTAAGGCGTACAGCATCCTTCATGAACCGAACAAGGCCGTAACGGACTCTTCGGCCACCGATATTGGTGACACGACCGGACATGCGAATGATGGGAAGGCGGTTTAGTTTGTATTCAAACGGACCAGCAAGGACGGCAAACCCTGTGACAAGGTGCATCTGGGCGTAGGAACACCAAGAAATTCTTGTCTTGACAGGAGGGCCATTCTCTAGTATAAGGCGGTCTTGGTTATCCTTGTCGATAGCAAAGATTTTACCATTGGAGAACATAGCCATGAGACGCTGTCTCTCGACGAGACGCCAATACTCTGTGACCCGATAGTTATCTGTATCAATCCAGCCTTCGACAGACATGGTATTAAGGGCATCATCTGCGAAAAGATCAGTCGGGTCGATTCCCGGCCACTTCCTCTCGAACTCATCCTTTGGAATCTTATCGTCAACGAAGACTCTCTTGGCATCACGGCCAGTAGGGTCAACTGAGAAGCGATCCCAGACGGTAGCGAGGCAATCTTCAATCGGACGAATGAAAAGGTCTTGATCGAATACGTCATCACGGGCGTACTCAACAGCGATACGGAAGTCACCGTCACCGCACTGGACGAGGGATTCAAAAGCTGAGTCATANACACGATCAGCTCTNGATTGCATCTCGATNGANCGGATNAGATCNCCTCGGACAGAGGCTACATCAACGTCTTCATCATTACTGGGGACAACCTTAATCGCCTTCCGGGACTCTCTCCAGTCGCCCACAAGCTGTGCAGTGAACTGAGGGATCGAGTTAATAACTAGATTAGGAAGGCCCTTACGTTGCTCCAGAACGATAGGGTCCCACTGCTCACCGGCAGAGAACTTCTTATCGTCGAGGGCTTGTTCACGGTTGATACGATCGAATTCAAGATCCGACTGGTATTGCTTCCGCATGTCTTCAAGGAAAGCCTCTTGGGACTTAAAACCTTCCGGCTTGTAGGTAGCTGACACCGTACCTTCAATAGGCAGAGTATCAATCAGAGTGCCGTCTTTCTTTTCGACTGGCTTCTTTGTTGTAGGTTCTGCCATTAAATTAAATCATCCAACTGTTAGAGGTGTTGTTGTCATAATATTGTGCAGGATCGAAATCCTTAGAGACTGTGGTGATTGCTTCACCTTGTTTTGTGATACGTCTACGACCAGCAATGCTGTCGAAGATCTTACTCAATCCCCACACCAAAGCGTCTACTCTATCTGGGGAACCTGTGTTCTCGTCACGAATATTGTCGATTGAGAATGTACACATCTGATCTTCTAGTTCATTGAACTGCCCGACGTGGTGGATTCTACCTTGCTCATAAAGAGCTGAAATAGGTTCAGCCCGAACAATCTTGCCTCGTGAGGCATGGACTAGTTCAACGGGGACTGATCTATCTACGGACTTAATAACGTGGGAGACCATCTCACCACCATTGTTCTTTTCAGCAATGATCTTATCGGCTGCGTACTTCCTGTAGAGAGAAACAGCCTTACGTGCCCACTCTTCTGGGGTACCACGAAGGGAGCCGTCTTCTAGGACGTACCCACGGGCGTAACCATCCTTGTCTCTAGCTAGGCCAACAACGACAATGCCGTTCTCGTCAGCCCTCTCAGAGGAACTAGCAGCAGGGTCAACAGCAACGAAGACCTTGATAAGGTCCTCAGGAGCCTCGTAGACACGAGTTCCATCGATGTCTTCACGCTTCCACAGAGCACCGGGGATATCACCAAGGATCTCACCTTCAAGCTCCTGACGGCCAAGACGAGTTCCGGCATAGCGGTCGTACATCTCTTGAACAGCGCTCTCAGCGAGGTTGTCCTTGTTGTCCATCGTAGAACCACGTGTAACGAAAGTATTCTTCCGAGTAACGAGTTCCTTAATAAGAGCCTTAGGCTGTGGTGTAGTAGTTACGAGAGTCCTAGGACGATCACCAAGACGGAGACCGAACATTAGCTGATCCCAGATGGCTTGGATATAACGGAACTTAGCAAGCTCGTCGACCCAAGCGAAGTGATGCTGAGGGCCACGAAGCTGATCAGGTTCAGTAGCGTTATAGACCCATGCCTTAGTACCGTTGGGCCATGTCAATCTACGGTTAGTAGGAGACCAGCTCTCAAGGGTAAGGTTGGGGTCACACGCGATCAAACCAGAATCACCAAGGACCATAACGTCTCTGGCGTCAGCGGCTGTCTCAGCCACTAGGGCGATACGACAACCCGGATTCTCAGCAGCGATCTTACGGATCCACTCAGAACCCATCCTTGTCTTACCGAAACCACGGCCAGCTAGGACGAGCCAAGTCGACCAATCCCCCTCAGGAGGAAGTTGATTAGGTCTAGCCCAGAAGGGCCAGTGCCATTTTAACTCAGCCGTCTGTTCCGGTGTTAGGGACGCTAGCCAGTCCTGCCTTTCGCTCTCGCTCAGCGAGGCGAGCAATTGAGCTGGTGAAATCTGCGACATCTTCTTTTATCTTCTGTTCATATTTAATTGCTTCACCATCAGGGCCAGAAACTTCTTGACGCTCTTTCCAAAGTGCTATGGACTTACCAGCGAGTTCAATGGCTCGGAGGAGATCCTGTGTTTTAACACCGTCCTGTTCGATGATATTAACGAGCTTATTGAGGAGGTACTCGGCTTTAATTTCCAATTTGTCCCTCCTTTCAGATTGTCTCTTCTCTAGCTCTTGTGCCACTAGGGGATGACGACAAAGCTCTACACCAATACGGTTGGGATTGTTTGTTTTGTAACCAGCTCGCAGAACAGCCTGTGAAGCGTTCAGATCAAGCATGTACTCATCAACAAAAGCTCTTTGCTTTGCTGAGAGTTTAGAACCTTTTCCTTTTGTGGGAATCGGTCTATTGGCTGTTAGGTACGCCATTTTGAAGACCTCCTCTATCTATACCGCTATTATACCACATNTCGAGGTAAATGTCAAGCAGAAAATTCATAAAAGGAAAGAAAAGTAGAAAATAAGTTCATTTTTTATTATTTTCACTAGAAATGTACGAATTGTTCATTTTTATCTTGACAGAATGAGCAAACTATGGTATAATAGCATATAGGCTGCAGAGGGTTAATACACCCTAATATTAATATTGCTATAACTACAACCTAGGGGATAGGAGCGTAAGGAGCGTAGCGACTGGAGCGACTAGGGGAACAATAGTAACAACAAATCACCTAAGAAGACCTTCTAGAAGCAAGGGGCGATCTGTTTGTTATTTTATTATTATTTGATAATAGAAGGAGACACTGAGAGAACTAGGGCGACCTTGGGAGCCCCGTAGGAATGTCAATAGAGAAGAAGAAGTAAGAACCCTCTGAAATCGATTCTAAGCCCCGTACAGAGGTATTAGGGGAATAGTGGTACATGGATACCATTGAAGCCTGTAGGAACTCCCTATGGGCTATTTTTATGTCTTAAGCAAAAGGTCGAATCCTGAATTTTTTATCTAGGAAAGGNGGTCACCTGACTACGCCACATACGCGCGTGTGCTTTCACCCCCCCCCCCTCCCGATGGTACGATATAACATGGCAAGAGTGTCCCCGGCCCCCTGAGTGAGAACAAAGAGAGGACATATCAAGAACTTAGCATGATCTAACTCAACTCACCGCTAGAAATGCACGGCTTGTCGCAACCTATGAGCTAGGAATGTCAAGCAACCCTTACAGGATGTCCGCGCCTAGTGACATCAAGTAAAGGGACCATGACAGGGGAGGAGCTAAGTCATTGAAAACATGCTGCCTTGTTTCTGCCACAATTCGGTTCTAGATTGAAAACATCGAAAGACGCACTGGCCTCTTTGAGGGGCGACAGAGGGAAGCGACCGGCATGAAACAAGGTCTATTAGCGCCCTTACTTGTAAGTTCCTCTGTCTCTTTCGGTGACATGCTTGCCTAGGCTTGACAACCACTTCAGGAAGTCTTACTAGGTGAGAACAACCTTGGGAAGTAACGGCTTTGAGCCATGAAACCCGCTCTTCACTAAGAGAATGAGGAAATATCATGGCTCAAATCTCCGCCGATCAGCATGACCCAAAAATAGTTGCCGCGACTATGGTTGCGATTAGGGGTTATGACGCAGCTTTAGAACGCTGCACCCGCTATATCACGGGTAAAATTCGTGACGAGAACCCCCAGGCTTTCTGGGAAGCGGTTCGTAAGGAGATTGTGAAAGCTGCATGGGCATGACTAGGAATGAGCGCCGTAAGGCTGCTAAGGAGCGGTTCAACCGNAAAGTCCTTAACCAGACCAAGGCTAAGGTAGCTAGGGCAAGGCAGGCTGTTAAGGATACCGTCCATCTCAATATGAGTGATCATGTAGAGAGAAACTTCTATCCTCAGTCGTCCTCGTCTGTCATGGCCGGGCAAAGCCATCGTGGCTATGTCTGTAGGGCTGGAGGCTCTATCAGCAAGCAAGGCGCGCTTGCCCTCTCCACGAGGGTTAAGACCGGAGCCCAAGGCGCTGATAGGTACGCTCGCCCTTCTAAGGCAGACCGCCATAACTGGCCTATCGTTTAACAGGGGTTGTAATCCCTTTCTAGCTATGATATTCTCCTTAGTGAGATAAACGGGTGCCGAAAGCTTAGTGGCTAACGCCTATGCTTACCCGTCTAAAAACGGAATGGTAGCCCTCTAGCGCAAGCGGCTAGGGTGCGGCCCGAGGGAGTTTGACACCTTCCTTGTTGGAAAGGACGCTTGGGCGCTAATAGCCCTTGGCTGTCGCGGATGATGTAATGGCTGCCTTGTGGCAGGCGAGGGAAACATATAACGATGCCCCTTGCTCGAAGCTTGGACTGCAACTGTCTTACATCTGAAAAACCGCCTGCTATCGGCTCTAGGGGCATAGACTATGCTATGTTTGGGGGCGCGGATGGGGGAAACGCAAACAGGGGATTGCTTGCTGTCCTATGTCAAACCTACGTCGGGAAGTAGGGTCAAGACTGTGACTTAGTGGACGTGAGAATAAGACCGGATTGATAAATCTATCATCTGGCATCTGAACATGAACCCCAAAACATATTCAAATATGTTCATTTCCTAACCAAGGTTAAGACGGATCGTGGGGGGCATCGCCCCCAACACCCCCTAGAAGCCCTCCACGGTCTTTCTTAGTCATGGGTAAGGGGAACGCTATGTATTATTGGTTTAGTTCAGTCGCGAATAGCTACTATGTCCTAGACGAGAACAAAATAGTCAAGGGTGGCTATCTTTACTCCAGCAATGTCCTAAAGGACTATCCAAACGCACGCTTCTGCAAGTGCGATGAATAAATGAGAGAGGAAGTCATGGGTGGCATACATCTTAATGGTCGCCGTAGTGATGGTTATTCTTTACGCGACGCACTCATTAAACAAGGCGTAACAACAGAGGAGGCTCTTAGAAAACATCTTCGCTTCGTTCACGATACTCTAAGTGTTTCGGACCAACTAGATATTACTAGGTATCGTGTTAATAAAAATTACCCTAATGGCGGCCCTGATATGGGCTGAGGGGGACTAGGGCCATTTAAGGTCACTGTCTATGGGAAAAGTATTCTCCCCTGATAAGAGCGTGAGAAAGATTGATCCTGTTATTCTGAGGCAAATAGAATCGGCTGTTAACAAGCTACTAGATGCCCGCAACACTCTAATAGAAGAAGGGCTCCCTACTGAAAAAGCGGAGTTCTATCTTCGTCAATCAAAACATATAATAAGGTCGGTAGAAAAAATGTGCCATTTTAGAGCGTAAGGGCCGTGAACCAAACATTTGCGGCCTTTATCCCTGCAATGGCGGGAACAGACCTTCACAAGTCTGACATACTATGACGTGAAAGGAAAATGTCATGATTGACGTAAACGACAAAATCAAGGGTGGCGCTGCAATTGACGTTGCCATCAAGAAAGTCGCCGGGGCTTACGCAAAGGCGCATGATCTCGTGCAGGAAATTGCTGTGGCTATTGTGTCCCATGCATCCATGCATAAGGATTGCACTCGTGCCCTTACCCTTGTGCGGGCCGTCCCTGTTCAACAGGCTCGCTCGCTCATTACCTACTTCATGACTGTCTCGCCTATCGGCGTTCTCCTGTCTGAAAATGCAAAGGACGACAAGGTTCGGTTCCTTGAAAAGGAGTCGGC